ATACTGATCTTATTGTTGCATTTGGTACAGATTATAAAAAAGGACAAGATCATTATGCTCGATCGGGGGCATTAGAAGGAAGATCAATTACATTTGATCCTATTGCCTATTTGAATAAGTATTCCGATTTAAAAACACAATATGGTTATGATACCTATAATGCAACTATACAATATATAACCACAGGTTATTATGAGGGCAGAACAATAGAAAATGCAAGTAATTTTAATCCTTTGACAGGCGGTCTTTATGATATTGCTGCACAATCTATACTATCCTCAGGTACTTTTATATGGCAAAATGGTCCAACTATTAAAACGTCGGGCAAAGATTTAACATATAACTATAATAGTACAACGTATAATAGTGGTACTATTATAGATTTTATTGGTAATGTACATTATTTAAGGATAATTTAACATGGGAATATCTTTAAATAAAAATAATGCTTTTACAATAACAGATAATTTAGGCAGTACTAAATTTTCGTTAAATAGTAAAATGCCTCACATCTTACACGAAATTACAGGTAATGTGGCTATCCCCGGATTATCTTTATCCATAGGACAACAAACATTAACAAGAGTAGATACTTTAGTAACATTATCAGATACTTATATCTCTACAGATAATTCTAATAATTTTATTTTCCCATTAATAAAAATTACTGGAGGAGTTGCTGATACTGGAGGTAAAGTTCTTCCTGCTCTAGGGTCCACAGTGTTAAGAATTATAAAAGATCAGGCAACAAATTCTGTGTTAGGTACATCAGTATTGGATTGTATACAAGATCAGGGAAGTTTAAAACTTATATGCACTAATAATTTTGATAGAGGACTCTTTGGATTTGCAATAGGGGATGACGGAATTACAATATCCTATCGAGTTTATTACGGAAGATTTAACTAATAAATACTACAATGGCAACGAATAAAAATATAAACATAGACCAAGGCGCATCTTTTATAGGATATGCTCAATATTTGGACGTCTCAAAAACTCCGATATCTTTGGTTGGATACGATGTACAATCAAAACTAAAAAAATCATACTATTCTGCTAACTCTGTTTCTTTTACTACTATATTGGCCAACGGAGCAAACGGTAATATTTCTATATCATTGACTGCATCGCAAACTGCTAATCTTGACGGAAGATATGTTTATGATATAACCGCAAATACTGCAAATACTACGATACGAATACAAGAAGGTATTGCAACAGTTAACCTAGGAGTAACTCGATAATGGCAACCGTAACAACCAGAGAACAACTAAAAGATTATTGCCTTCGACGATTAGGTGCGCCCGTTATTGAAATAAACGTTGAGGAAAATCAAATTGAAGATCGCATAGATGATGCGTTTCAATTTTATAGAGAATATCATTATGATGCTGTAGAAATGGTATATCTAAAACACCAATTTACGACACAAGACATTACTAATCAATATATTTCAGTACCTGATGCAGTAGTTGGAGTAAGTCGAGTTTTACCGTTTAGTAACAGGTCAGATGGCGCTAATATGTTTAGTATTAGATACCAAATTCTATTGAACGATCTATATAGTTTAATGTCTACCAACATTATTTACTTTTATCAGGTTAAACAAGAATTAGAATTAATTAATCAAATATTAGTAGGAATAAAACCTATAAGATTCAATAGACATATGAATCGTCTATACGTGGATATGGATTGGGGAGCGGATGCTGTAGCTGGAGATTACATAATAATTGAATGCTATAGAATATTAGATCCAGAAACATACCGAGATGTGTACAACGATATGTTTCTTAAGAGATATTGTACTGCATTGATTAAACGTCAATGGGGAGAAAACCTAAAGAAGTTTAATGGAGTACAACTGCCCGGAGGAGTATCAATTAATGCGGATCAGATTTATCAAGATGCATTAACTGATATAACACAAATTGAATCTGAGATGCAATCAAGATTTGAATTACCTGTAGATTTCTTTACAGGATAAACTTAAAGTATTTTATTAACAGGGTACATAGCAAATGATAACACCTTGTCAATAGAAAGTCAATACAATTATGGCAACCGTTAACCCTTATTTTCAATCTGGTGACACGATAGGTAGGTCTTCTGAACAGAATTTGTACGAGGACTTAATGATCGAATCCATGAAGATTTATGGCTTTGAAGTCTATTACTTACCACGTAAATCTAACAGTTTGGATTCTATTTTATCTGAAGATTATTTGAACACGTTTGATTATGCCTATCCTATTGAAATGTATTTGGAAAATACTATGGGGTTTGAGGGCGACGGCGAATTGATGTCTAAGTTTGGTTTAGAAATTCGAGACACTGGTACTTTTATAGTTTCAAGAAAGAGATGGACAGATGTAATTGGTTCTCAGAATGTAACTATTCTTCCCCGTCCAGCAGAAGGCGATATAATATTTTTTCCGAAATCTAAATCGTTTTTTGAAATACGCAAGGTTGAGGGCAAGGAACCTTTTTATCAGGTTGGCAAATTATACGTCTTTAAAATGATGTGTGAATTATATCAATTTTCCAATGAAAGATTCAATACGGGTGTTTATGAAATTGATAGTTTAACAGCGGAGGCTACTCTGGATGTTGAAGATCATCAATTATTGTTAGAAACCGGGGATGCTTTATTATTTGAAGTAAATGCGTTGACTCCGATTATACTAGAAAATTATAGTTTATCTGCAGATGGCCATGTTCAAATTGGCGCTCAGAACGAAGCATTTACTGATGAAGGAAAAGATGTGCTAGATTTTTCTGAAAGAAATCCGTTTGGTGAGGTATTCCAATAATGTTAGATCAAAGATTTTACTGGGGTACCATACGCAAGTCAATTGTTGCTTTTGGTAATATGTTTAATAACATTACCATTGAACGCAAAGATGCTGACGGAAATGTAGTACAACTACAGCGAGTACCTCTAGCTTATTCTCCGCAACAAAAATTCTTGGCTAAAATTAAACAACAGCCCAATGTAGATAATACTAATTTTCAAGTCATTCTTCCTAGAATGGGATTTGAAATGGTTTCGCTTGATTATGACCCTAACAGAAAAATTAGTCCAATGCAACAAAGTAGAACTATTAATAGTTCTACATCCGCTTCTGCTCAGTATGCACCCACTCCATATAACATAAATGTATTACTTTATATCTATGCTAAGAATCAGGATGACGGCCTACAAATTATAGAACAAATATTGCCCTACTTTAATCCAGATTATAACTTAACAATCCATGCTATTCCTCAACTAAATATTAATAATGACCTTCCCATAATATTAAATTCTATTGGGTTTGTTGATGATTATGAGGGCGATATGACAACTCGCCGAGCAATTATGTGGACATTGAGTTTTATTATGAAATTAAACTTTTATGGACCCGTTAATAAACAGGGCATTATTAATAAGGTTACAACTAATACGTTCAGAGATGCTGCACTAAGTTCTCAGCAGTCTAGAATAATTGTAGAAGGAACCGGCGATTTAGCAAATACTATTCCTGCCGGCAATGTAACATATCTTAGTACCTTTGAAGATTTTTAAATGAAAAATATTGAACAACTAAATAATCTCTTTAATTTAGATCCCATGACAGACAAATCCATGGAACTAACTACTATTCCTGAGGCAATGAATTCCAACAAGGAAATAGATCAAGAAGATGATTATCAATTGGCAAGACAGACTATGAGAAAACTTCTAATGAAGGGTGAAACCACATTGGATGATCTTATTGAATTGTCTAAAAATTCTGAACATCCTAGGACATATGAGGTTGCAGGGCAATTTATGAAGACTATGTCTGATGTTTCAAAAGATCTTTTAAATTTACAGAAACAAGTTAAAGAATTAAAAGCAGACGATATACAACAAAAAATTGGTACTCAGAATAATGTAGTGTTTGCCGGGTCAACTGCAGAATTATTTAAAGCATTGAAGCAACATAAAGATAATGGTAATATAATTGAGCAATAAACCTACATCATATAACGGTAATCCCAATTTAAAACAAATTGGTACTACCATATCGTATACCAAAG